TCTAGAAGGAGAGGGTATGTTTGGAAAAGCAGTTGATCAAAGTAAAGCTCCAGCAGGATGGTCTACACAAAACCAAAGAGAGTATAATATACTAAAAGAAAAAGGAAATGTAAAAGCAATGTGGAACGGAAAAGAGTGGGATGTGTATTCTCCTGATCCAGCATTTATAGGTTCGGCTTTTGGTAAGCCGGGAACTCGTGGATTAAAATCTAAATACGGAAACATCTTTGAAAATATAAAAACAGGATTTGAGAAATCTGGTGGTATAAAAACAGGACCTGCAGGAATTATAACAGGATTTGCACAAGCATCTAACAAAAAACTACAAGACAACGTTGATTCTACTTTTGATGCCTACAATAAAGACAAAAAAGTTTCTGAAACATTAAGTAACAAAACAAATAATGTTAAAAGAAAACCAACGACAGAAAAACAACTTAAAGATTTAGGTGTATCAAAACCAACAGTAAAAACAACAGCACCAGTTACTAATAATAATGATGATGACGATGATAAGTTTAGAGAAAAACGAAGAGAACAACAAGAAGATAAAGGAGTAAAAGGATCAGGTTTAACTGAAAAACAAATAAAAGAAACGGATGATGTATTTGAAAAAAGCACTGGCATAAGAAGATAAGTGAATTAATACTGTTCACATTGTTGGCTACTCACACCCCCAAGTGGCTACTATGACCCCAACAACAAAGGAGAAGAACATGGCAGAACAAACACAAGCTATGACTAAAGAAGTTAAAATAGAAAAGAAAGCATTTATGGCAAAGCCATATAGCAGAGAAGACAAAATAAAAAAAGACGAAGATGAATTAAAGAAATTAGTAGAGGAGCAAAAAAATGATTCTGACACTAAAGAACCTGAAACGGAAGATGAAGGCACGGAGAATCCTACGAGTGCTGAAGAAAGAAGTTTTAAAAAACGTTATGGCGATCTACGAAGACACACGCAAAAACAAACCGAAGACTTAAAGAAAGAGTTAGAGAGTGTAAAGAAACAGTTAGAGTCATCAACAAAGAGTGAAATTAAATTACCCAAGACTGAAGCAGAGCTAGAAGATTGGGCAAAAGAATATCCTGATGTTGCAGCTATTGTAGAAACTATTGCTATTAAAAAAGCAAAAGAACAAAACGAAATGCTAGAAGGTCGCATGAAAGAGTATGAAGACCTAAGAGTTGAAGCATCAAAAGAAAAAGCTGAAGTAGAATTGTTAAGATTACATCCTGACTTTGGTGAGATTAGAGATAGTGATGAGTTCCATGAGTGGGCAGACCAACAGCCTAAGTGGGTACAAGATGCACTGTATGAGAATAGTTCTGATGCAAGATCAGCTGCAAGAGCAATTGATCTATATAAAGCAGACAAGGACATTAAACCTAAAAAGAAATCTGACAAAAAAGATGCAGCAAAAGCTGTAGATACTAGATCAGAGAGAAGTCAACCTACTACAGATGAAACAGCTTCTTATTTAAAAGAGTCTCAAGTAGAAAAGATGAGCCCTCAAGAATATGAGAAACGTGCTGACGAAGTAATGGAAGCAATAAGAAGTGGTAAATTTGTATATGACCTATCAGGTTCAGCTAGGTAATAGCAAAAAAATGGTTGACAAATAAGCATTTGTAGGTATAACTACAGATAACGTATGAACTAGCCCACATAGTGCAACCTAGGAATTACGTATATAATTCGCAAATTACATTAATACATTGAGACTAACTCTATAAGTATAAGCCCAACCTTTGAATGCGATTGCAACGTGTTCTCTGTTTGCACCTTTTGCTGTAGACCTCTGAGCGTATAGTACTTTTTGCATCTGTTTAAGTAAAAGAAAAAGGAGACTTATAATGGCTTTTACTAGCGTGGCAGGACATGGAAATTTACCTAATGGTAATTTCTCGCCAATCATATATTCTAAACAGGTACAACTTGCATTTCGCAAGGGTTCTGTTGTAGAAGCAATAACTAATTCAGACTACTTTGGTGAAATTGCAAACTTTGGAGATACAGTTAAAGTAATCAAAGAACCTGAAATTACAGTCAAGTCTTATGCTCGTGGTACAACTATTTCACCACAAGACATTGACGATGAAGAGTTTTCTCTTGTCATTGACAAAGCAAATTACTTTGCATTTAAAGTTGATGATATTGAAGAAGCTCATTCGCATATTAACTTTCAATCACTTGCATCTGATCGTGCAGCATACAGATTGAAAGATCAATACGACCAAGAAGTACTAGGTTATTTATCAGGATTTAAACAGTCAGCATTACATGGTGCGGCTGATACTGCTAATACCACAGTCAACGGAACTAAAGCTGTTTCATCAGCAGGTAGTGATGAACTACTCGCTTCTATGAAATTAGATGCTAGTGACTTTGGCGATGGTGATGGTAGTACAGGTTCTGCAAGTAACAGTATCTTACTTAAACCAAGAGCAGGTGGATCAACAGACACAACTCCTGCTGATGGTACAACTTTTCCATTGACATTGATTGCTCGTATGTCAAGGAAATTGGATCAACAAAACGTTGACTCAGCAAATAGATGGCTTGTAGTTGACCCTGTATTTGTTGAACTATTAAAAGACGAAGACTCAAGACTGTTTAACGCAGACTTTGGTGGAAACACAGGTGGTCTTCAGAATGGTATGGTTCTAAACAATTTACATGGTTTTAAAGTATACATGTCAAATAACTTGCCGTCAGTTGGTACTGGTCCGGGAACTCAAGCTGCTTCCAATACATCTAACTATGGTGTTATTGTAGGTGGACACAGTTCTGCTATAGCTACTGCTGAACAAATCAACAAGACAGAAACTTACAGGGACCCTGATAGTTTCGCTGATATTGTTCGTGGTATGCATTTGTATGGTAGAAAGATTCTAAGACCAGAATGTATTACTACTGCAATCTACAACATAGCATAAGGGAGAATAGATAATGGCTACAGTAACATCTTTACTTTTACCAGCTCATGGTAATACTCAAAGAGGAAGACAACCTTATCAAATTCAAAAGACTATTGATCTTACTGCACAAGCAATTTCTTGTACAGGTGGTGACGTAGTTCAGTGCTTAACAATTCCTGCACATACTAAAATTATTGCAGCAGGTTTTGAGGTTGAAGAAAGTGCAACTATGAACACAGGCACTAACGCTACTGCTATACTAGGTACAGGAGCAGACGACAACGAATATGTTGCTGCTTTTGATATTGATGGTGCGGCAGACGGAGCATATGCTCCTAGTGTTACTCCATCAGCAGACGTAGTTCTTAGCACAGCAGACACGCTTGATTTAACTTTCGCAGGAGATGGTGCAACTTTCTCAGCAGGTAAAATCAGAGTGTATGCTATACTAGCTGATGTCAGCGACATGGGTCAAGGAACTGGAAATGGTTTCAATGCCGATGAAGTAGACAGAGATACATTAGCGTAACTCACTTAACATAGGAAGGGCAGGGTAACTTGCCTTTCCTTTTAACAGGAATTTATTATGACAGTTGAGGTGAAAAGAAGAATAAACGCATTTCTAGATTTATCTAGTACTGATCTTACTACACTTTATACTTGTCCTACAAATAGAACAGCATTAATTAAAGAGATTTTTATATGTAATGTTGATACTACAAACAGTACAGACATTACATTAGCAATTACAGACACATCAGCTTCTACTACTTTTAATTTAATTAAAACTAAAACAGTTGCTAATGATGACTTTTTAAGATTAGATAGTGCAGACATTATATTAGAGTCAGGAGATATAATAAAGGCACAGGCAAGTGCGGCAGACGATTTAGAAGTGTCTGCATTTATAGAAGAATATCCTGACCCAATGAGGTAAACATGTCAATTACGACTGCAATGACAACAACTTTCAAAAAAGAGTTACTTCAAGGCTTACATGACCTTGATGGACACACTCTTAAAATAGCGTTAATTAAATCCGGTGAATCAGGAACATATAACGCAACATCCACAAACTATTCAAACATAACAGACGCATCAGATGAAGCATCAGGTACAGGGTACTCTAGTGGTGGTGCAACTTTGGGAAGTGTAGCTATAACTGTAAGTGGCACAACTGCTCTTGTAGACTTTGCAGATGTTAGCTTTAGTAACTCTACTATCTCAGCTGCAGGTGCAATGATATATAATGCAAGTGCAGGTAGCAGAGCAATAGCAGTAATTAGTTTTGGTGGAACAGTAGCATCTACGGCAGGTACATTTACAGTAGCTATGCCGACAGCAGATGCAAGTGATGCAATTATAAGGTTAGCATAAGTATGGCTCTTGAAGTACATGACAGAGTAAAAGAAACTACTACTACTACAGGAAGCTCTGATGCATATGCTTTAGGTGGTGCAGTAACAGGTTTTGAAACTTTTGGCTCACATTTAGGTGATACTGATACAACTTACTATGTATGTACTGATGGAACAAACTTTGAAATTGGTATAGGTACATATAACAGTTCAGGAAACACATTAACAAGAACAACTATACTTGCAAGTTCTAACTCAGGCAATGACAATGTTCACAGTTGGGCATCAGGAACAAAAGAAATATTTATAACATATCCATCAAGTAAGGCTGTGTTTAAAGATGCAAGTAATAATATCAATGGAACATTTGTAGGTAATATCACAGGTGATGTTACAGGCAATGCTGATACTGCTACTGCTTTAGAAAATGCTAGAGCAATTAATGGTGTAAGTTTTAATGGAACAGGTGATATAACTGTAACTGCCGCAGCAGGAACATTATCAGGTAATACACTTAAATCAACAGTAACTGCATCTAGTTTAACCAGTCTTGGAACACTAGCTAGTAATTTAAACTTAGGTGGACAAGATATTGTAACTACAGCATCCAATCAAGATATTGATCTTGCGGCACATGGAACTGGTAGAGTTGTAGTTAAAGGCAATGATAACGCAGGAGCACTTGTTCTTAATTGTGAAGCAAACAGTCATGGTCAAACAATTCTAGCTGCACCACATTCTGCTAGAGCGGCTAATACATTAAGACTTCCTGATCATGGTATTGATGTTACTACTACATCAGATTTAGTTTCTACAACAATAGCACAAACTTTAACTAATAAAACTATTGACTCAGATAGTAATACAATAACAAACATTGTTAACGCTGATATAAAATCTAGTGCAGCAATTGCAAATTCAAAACTAGCTAACTCTTCTATTAACTTTGGTGGTGTATCTTTAGCATTGGGTGCAAGTGATACAACACCTGCTTTTGATTTATCTGATGCAACTGCCTATCCTACAAGTTCACTAGTAGGAACAATTACAAATGCACAACTTGCAGGTAGTATTGCTAATAGTAAACTAGCAAATGACTCAGTAAGTTTTGGAGGAATATCTCTAGATTTAGGAGCAAGTGATGCTACTCCTGCTTTTAATTTATCAGATGCAACTAATTATCCTACAAGTTCATTGTCAGGAACAATTACAAATGCACAGTTAGCAGGGTCTATAGCTAATGCTAAACTAGCTAACTCAAGCATAACTGTAGCAGATGCTTCTAGCTCAACAGCTATAGCGTTAGGTGGTACACTTACCTTTTCAGGAACAAGTAATGAAGTTGTGGTTGGAGAGAGTTCAGGAACAATAACGATTGGGTTGCCAGATGCGATTACAGCAAATGTTACAGGTGCTTTAACAGGTAATGCAGACACAGCCACAGCATTAGCTACAGGTAGAACTATTGGAATGACAGGAGATGTTGTTTGGACATCTGCTAGTTTTACTGGTGCAGGTAACGTAACAGGATCAGCTACAATACAAGCAGGTGCTGTTGAAAATTCTATGTTGGCAGACGATGCTGTTGGTGCTGCTGAACTTGCATCAAACGCTGTAGTCAACGCAAGTGTAGCATCAAATGCAGCAATAGCATTTAGTAAGATGGCAGACTTAACAGTATCAAGGGCATTAGTGTCAGATGGTAGTGGTAATCTTATTGTAAGTGCTGTTACATCAACAGAGATAGGTCACTTAGATGGTGTGACATCAGCAATACAAACACAGATAGATGCAAAGACAACAGCAACAGCAGCATCTAATGAAGCAACAGCATTAGCAATAGCGTTAGGATAAAATATGGCAAATACATTTAAACTTAAAAACAATGCACTAATGCCAAGTAGTGCAGGAACACCAGATACATTATATACTGTTCCAAGCAGCACAACAACAATCGTTCTTGGATTAATGTTATGTAATGTACATACTTCTCAAGTTACGGCTACTGTCACAGTAACAGACAACGAAAGTGCTGATGTTGTTTCTCACTTGTTAAAAGATGTTCCAGTACCAGCAGGAAGTAGTATTGAGGTTATGGCAGGAAATAAATTAGTTTTGGAAGCAACTGATATTATTAAAGTAGACTGTTCTGTAGCTGATAAAATTAGTGCTACAATGAGTATCATGGAGATAACCTAATGCCATACATAGGTAAAGATGTAGCAACAGCATATCAAAGTACAACAGCCGTACAGAGATTTAATGGTGACGGCAGTGATACAACATTTACGTTGACAACAACTGTAAGTTCTGTGCAAGACGTTCTTGTATCTGTAGATGGTGTGGTACAGGATACGGCAGCTTACACAATACCTGATGGTACAACTTTAACTTTTACTGCCGCACCTTCAAGTGGAACAGGTAACATATTTGTAAACTACCTAGCTCCTCAAGCATCAACAATAACACCTGCCGCTGAGAACAAAGGTAACTTTAAAGGTGGTGGATTATTTAGAACAAATGCTCAGTCATTGACAGCGAACATAACAATACTTGCTACAGAAAATGCTAACGTAACAGGTCCATTTACAGTTGCAAGTGGAGTGACACTTACGATTGAGTCAGGTGGGACATTGGTGACTTTATGAGTACATTACTAGCAGATACAATTAGAAAAACTGGTGGAACAGCAGGAGTAGACATAAGAGTAAAAAATACTTCTGTGTATGAAACAGACAACAGCACTAGCAATACACAAAATCTTGTGCAAAGCTTAGTAAAAACTTGGTTTACTGCAACAAATGATAGTGGAGATGCTATTTTTAATGATTCATTTAATTGTAGTTCTACAACAGATGTTGCAGGTGGTAATTATACAATAGCATTTACTAATAACTTTGGAGGAAACAAAATATATACAGTATCTGGTTGTATGGGTCATGCATCAGATGTTACTGACCATGTTTACAATGTTCAACCAAAACAAGATGATGATGTGACATCAAGTAGTATAGAACTTGTAACAGCATACGCTTCAGCTAGTGCATCAGGGATTGCTGATTATGCATATTTAAATGCAACAATGTGTGGAGACTTAGCATGAGTACAGCTAAAGTCAACACTCTTACAGGCACAACTTCAGCAGGTTCAATCGTTGTAACAGGTGAAGGTGGTTCTACTACTACTAATCTGCAACAAGGTTTAACCAAAGTTTGGTATGCAGGAAATCATAGTGGTGGAGCAATTTCTGCTACTGATAGTTTTAATGTTGGTAGCTATACAGATGTAGCGTCAGGTATTCATAAACCTAATTTTACAAATAACTTTAGGGCAGCAGAAGGCTATGGTCATGCAGGAACACATGGTGCAAATGAAGACGTAATTGATAATCATTACACACAACAAGTTCATAATAGAAACGACATAGATACAGGAAGTTGTGAAATTGTATCAGCGTATGGTAATGCTGGTGCACAAGGTGTGGCAGATTATCACTATGTTACTAATCAGTTTGTAGGAGACTTAGCATAATGGCTTTTGGTAATTTAAAATTTGATACGCTGACAACTTCTGATGCTAAGAACACAAGTACAGAAAAGTCTATTGATACGAGTTATTTATTTAATGGTGTGGCAAAGGCTTGGAGTAACATTAATGGAACTAGCACTTTAGCTACTAGAGATAGCTTTAATGTAGGTAGCACTACAGATAATGGCACAGGTAATTATACTAATAATTTTACTAACAATATGTCTAATGATGGTTTTTCAGCATCAGTTAATAGCCAAGATGCATCTACTAGAACTAATGTACATTCAAGTTTTGAAGGACAAACTACTAGCACTATTTTAACATATCATTATGAAGGTGGTAGTTTAGTAGATACTAATAGACAAGGTACAATTGCTATGGGAGATTTAGCATGATAAAAACACCAGAGTTTCAAGGAACACATCTATGGGAACGATTGCATTGGGCAAAAGAGAACCTAGAGAAAGTGCAATCAGATATACGAGTAGTATATGAAGACCCAGAGGATATGGATAATCCTGCAAAGATATTAGTTCCTGACCCTAATTGGATGGCTTGTGCATTACAGGGTGGCATACTACCACCTGTTGAAGTATATTGGGAATTAGCAAAAGACGAAGCACAACCTGATTTTGAAAAACATACGAGAGGGTATTTGTTGCATAACACTAAACCTGTTGAAGCAATGACAGAGGAACAAGCAATAGAATACCTAATCCAAAAAGATATCCCACAACGTGTATGGCGAACATGGGATGAAGGTAATAAACCAAAGATGGTTATATGCCAAACACATCAACTGCCTGAACATCGTCAATGGCGAAATGCATGGCAGATAACTGATGATATAGAACTAGCAGCATAAGGAGAAACATATGACAAGTTTTATTGTAGACAAAGATGGCAACCAGATTGATGCTTCAACTGTTTCATCAAAGCCATCTGACCGACATTTTAGAAATGCTTGGGCAATTTCTGGTAAAGTTATAGCTGAAGATATGACTAAAGCTAAAGAAATATTTAAAGCAAAAATTAGAGAAGTAAGAAAACCTTTGTTAGAAGCTGAAGATGTAGTATACATGAAAGCACTAGAAGATGCTGACAGCGATGCACAGACTGCAAGTAAGAATAAGAAGAAAGCATTGAGAGATGCACCTGCAGCAAGTGCAATTACAAATGCAGATACAATCGCTAAACTAAAAGCAGCGTGGGATACATCTGTACTTGGTGACAGTCCTTACGCATAAGGAGTAACGATGGCTTTAACTAAAGTAAGAACAAGTGGCATGGCTGATTCTGCAATTACCACAGCAAAGATAGCAGATTCAAATATAACAAATGCAAAACTTAGTGACACATTTGGAATGGTACATCTTAATACAACCACAGTTTCTAGTGGTGTAGCAAATGTAACTTTTAGTTCGTCTTTAATAACTGATACATATATGGACTATAAAGTTACTATTAGATTTGCAGCAGGTGCAACAAACGGACAAGCACTTTTGGTTTATTTATCAGATAATAATGGTACAGCTTATGATATATATGCTGAACAACATATGCGATACCACGATTTGAAAGCATCTCTTGCTTCTGGTAATGCTGGAACAACTGGTAATTCTGCGTTTAACGTACAATTAGGTGCTGGTACAGAAAGTACTGCAAATAGGGGTATTAATGCAACTATAACTTTTATTGGGTTAAGACAAACTACTGGTTATAAAGCACTCCGTTATGATTGTATTGGAGCTCATGACAATGATGGTGGACATAATACTGGTAATGACTATTGGTGGGAAGGTGCTGCAAAAATTATAGGTTCGTCAAATTCTGATAGAACAGCGATTAATAATTTAAAGTTTCAATTTGCAAGTGGCAATGTTGCACAGGGTACGTTTAGTTTGTATGGGATAGTAGCATCATGAAAAAGATTGTGGATGGCATTGAAATTGAAATGACAGATGCAGAGATTGCATCAAAACAAGCAGAAGATAAACAAAATTTAGAAGGAACATTAGTACAAAGAATGTCTGTTTTAAGAAACAAAAGAAATAATTTATTAGCTGAAACAGATTGGATGGCTAGTTCTGATGTTACCATAAGTAACGATTGGAAAACATACAGACAAGCATTGCGAGATATTACTAAAACAGAGCCAACTGATATGGCTTTAAGCAATATAACATTCCCAACGAAACCGAGTTAATTATGCCATACATAGGAAAAGCACCAAATTTTGGAGTAAGAAACAGATACATCTATCAAGCCACAGCAGGTCAAACCTCTTTCAGTGGATCAGATAGTAGCTCCCTAGTTCTATCATACAACGACAGTTTGTATATGGATGTGTATCAGAATGGTGTGCTGTTAAAGCCCGGAACTGACTATACAGCTACAACAGGCACAACAGTCGTTCTTGTTACAGGTGCAAGTTTAAATGACGTAGTTGAGATGGTTGTGTATGATGTGTTTAGCGTAAACAATACTTACACTAAAACAGAGTCAGATACACGTTATCCATTTAAAGGCAACAACAGTATTATAAGGTTAAATGGTCAGACTATATCAGCAGACATTACAATTGACAGTGATGAGAATGGTCAAAGTGCAGGCCCTATAACACAGAACGCTACAGTGACTGTTAATGGTTATTGGAGTATCGTATGACTAGTCAGTTAAATGTAGACACAATAGCTAACAAGGCAGGTTCTGGAACTGTAGCTTTTACAAAACAAGAAGGTGTAAAAGCAAGATTAAACTATAATGACAATTCAGCATCAATAAGAGAAACTTTTAATGTTTCTTCAATTAGTGATGAAGCCGCAGGTAAATTTAAACCTACTTGGACTAATAATTTTGGTAATGTAAATTACTCAGCTACTGCAAATCATGGCGAAGATGCAAGTTTATACTCTAATTTTGGGGATGGAAGTAGAATTAGTTGGTTTAACTCATCAAGAACAACAGCACTTACTTATGGTTCAACTGATGTTTTTGGTGATGGTTTTAGAGATATGGTCGCAGTAGATGGAATGTTTGTAGGAGATTTAGCGTAATGGCAAGTGTACTAAAAGTAGATTCAATACAAGACACATCAGGAACTGGTAATATATTAATGCCTAACAGACCATGTTTTTATGCGTATATGAGCAGTGGTTCTTTTGCACCAGATTCATCAAACTCAACAAAGACACCTTTGAATGCAACAGAAGTTAATCAAGGCAGTTGTTGGTCAACTACAGATCATCAATTTACAGCACCTGTAGCAGGAATTTATAGTATAACTTGGGGTTTTACATTTCAAGACAGTGATAATTCAAGATATGTAGCATCAAGAATATATAAAAATGGTTCTAATATAGGTTCTGCTCACAGACAATCACAACCAACAGCACAAGGTGGTAATCAGTATGATGGTATTGATGGTTTAAAAATGATTTTATCTTTTTCAGCAAGTGAAACATTTTACGTTATACTGCAACCATCAGCTACTTTAACTGTTTCTGCTGAATATGGAACATACATGAGTGGATTTTTAATAGGTTAAAATATGGCAAGTGAACTAAGAGTAAATACGTTAAAGGATGCAAGTGGCAATAACTCTGTAGCAACGAGTGTGGTGTTTGCAGGTTCGGCAAAGGCTTGGATTAATCCTGCTGCAAATTTAGCAAGTATATTAGATAGTTATAATGTGTCTTCTCTTGATGATGACGGAACAGGAGATGGTGGAGTACATATAACAAATGATATTTCTTCAGTTAACTATGCTATTTCTGGCATAGCAGATGATGGTGGAACAAGTGATTCTTGGTCAATGGTTGATGTTACAAATGGAACACAAGCAGCAGGTTCTTTTGATTTTGAAGTTCATTGGGGAAACGCTGGAAACAATAGAACAAATGCAGATTATGAAGTATATCTTGTAGTACACGGAGATTTAGCATGAGTAAAGCAGCAGAATTAGCGGCATTGATAGGAAGTCAGTCTTCTTTGGCTAATCGTAATATGATTATAAATGGTGACATGGCTGTTGCACAAAGAGGAACAAGTACATCTAGTGTAACGTCATCTGGTTATTATGCGTGTGACAGATGGAAAATTCTTGATAACTCGGATGCCACGCTTACAATATCTCAAGCAACAGATTTACCATCAGGTCAAGGTTTTAATAATAGTTTTAAAATAGATGTAACAACTGCTGACTCAAGTGTAGGAGCAGCACAGTATGCAATAATAAGACAAGGTTTTGAAGGTCAATTCTTACCAAGATTACAAAAAGGGTTTTCAACAGCTAAATCAAGTACAGTTTCTTTTTGGGTAAAATCAGGATTAACAGGAACACATATATGTAGATTGTATGACCACGATAATTCAAGACAAATATCTAAATCATATACAGTAAATGCAGCAGATACTTGGGAGCATAAAACAATTACCTTTGCAGGTGATACATCAACAGGTGACCCATTAGATAATGATAATGCACAAAGCATGACATTAGATTTTTGGTTACTTGCTGGTTCTAATTTTACAAGTGGTTCGTTACAAACTACTTGGGCTGATGATACTGCTGCAAATTCTGCTGTAGGGCAAGTAAATGTTTTGGGTAATGCAAGTTATAATTGGTTAATAACAGGTGTTCAATGGGAATTAGGAGAGGTAGCTACACCTTTTGAACATGAAAGTTTTGATACAAATTTACATAAGTGTTATAGGTACTATCAAAAATCTTATAACTATGAAACAAATCCCGGTACTGCTACAAATAATGGTGAGTTAGGTAATGATGGTAATGGTTCAAGTGGAAATAGTACTGGGCAAATGATAGCTTATGATACGTTTTATACTGAAATGAGAACCACACCTACTATAACATTATACGATATAGCTGGTACATCTGGAAAAGTTTCAACAACTAAACATGGTACTAATGAATATAATGGTGAAACTGGAAATGTATTTAGGGCAGGAAGTAAAAACTATTCTATTGATAGACCAGCTACTGGAAATTCTGCTAATAGTATTAGATGGTTTTTTGAAGCAACAGCAGAGTTATAGGAGTTTATATGTTAGATAAAATTACATTTACATCAGTAAAAAAAGTTAATGACCCAATTAGTGGAAAACATTCTGCATATAAAGTTGTTATAAATGGAGTTACATCTAATGTTCCAATATGTGTTGGAAATAAAGAGTATGATGAAATCAAACGACAAGTTGATGCAGGTGAACTGACCATAGAGGATGCTGATTAAGGTATAAGCTATGTCATTTTCATCAATAGCTTTTTCTCAAACACCCTTTTCTGCATCAGGTGATGTATCAGTTTCTATAGATGGAGTTGTAGGAACAACGGCACTAGGTTCAGTTTCAGTAGTAGCATCATCAGCTGCTCAAAACTTAACAGGTGTAAGTGCTACATTTTCTATAGGAACTGTAACACCTATTGTTATCAAAGTTGCTGATGATGTATCTGCTACTTTTTCTATTGGAACAGTATCACTAACAACATCTGCTAACCCTACATTAGCAGGTGTAACTGTTACAGGTTCAATAGGAACACCTACTGTTACAGGTGTTCAGTTTGATTTTGATGCTGTTAAAGATCAATTTGATATATCAAGAGTTGTATATGTTAAAGCAAAAAGTACATCAGACGAAAGAACAGTAAACGTAAAAGAAGAAATAAGATTAACATTTGTAGCAAGACAATCATCATCAGATGATAGAACAATAAGAATAGCAGCGTAAAGGAGTTATATTAAATGTCATTCAGATGGCCCATTAAAGACCCTGATGAACAGTTAGATTATAGTGTAGATTGGTCTAGATTTTTAGGAACAGCAACTATAAGTAGTGTTGCATGGTCTGTAAAATCAACTGAATACTCAACCGAGACTACTCTTAGTAGTGGACAAACTTTGGCTACTGCATCTAGTAGTGCGACTTCTGATACCATACAAAACATATCCCAAACTAATACAACAACTGTTGCAACAATAAATATTGCAGGTGGTACTGCAAATAGAGAGTACACATTCTTTTGCTCTATGACTGATAGTACAGGCAGTACAGCAAAGAGAAGTGTAAAGATAGCTGTGAGAGATAAATAATGGCATACAATTTTTTAACTATAGTAAATGATGTAAACAGAAGATTAAACGAAGTAGAGTTATCATCTACTAACTTTGCTACAGCATCAGGTTTTTATAACCTAGCTAAAGATGCAGTCAATGCTTCTATAAGATATCTTAATCAATCTGAGTATGAATGGCCCTATAACCATGTGCTTCAAGAAGATACATTAACAGCTAGTACAGGTAGATACCCATTTCCTGATGATTCAAAAACAATTAACTTTAGAAGTTTTAGAATAAAAGAAAACAGTACACTAGGTAATCAGACTATGAAGTTAAAAGAACTTGCATATAATGAATACCTAGAAAAGTACGTAGATCAAGAGTATAAAGCAGAGCCTACAAAAGGTGTACCTAGATTTATTATATGTGCTCCATCGTTAGAGTATATAGTACAACCTTTACCTGACAAGGCATATGAATTAGTTTATGAATACTACAGAATAGCTGTAGAATTAGAGAACCATAATGATGTACCAAATGTACCTGAAAGATTTAAACATATCATAGTTGATGGTGCAATGCACTATGCCTATTTGTTTAGAGGTAATACACAGGATGCTGTAGTAGCAAAAGAAAAGTTTGACGAAGGTATTAAACATATGCGTTCTCTATTAATTAATAATAACTACATATATGTTAGATCATATATGACACCTAGTTCTAGTGGTAGAGGTAGGGTTGGAACATCACTAACAACATCAGGTTCATCATTGGATTCTTTATAAATGCCGACTACATGGAAAACATATCCCTTAGAGTTTAAAGGTGGGTTAATATCTAACCTGTCTCCACTACAGCATGGTATGCAACTTCCTAACTCAGCAAGAGTATTAAGTAACTTTGAACCATCTGTTCAAGGTGGTTTTAGAAGAATAGAAGGTTTTCAAAAGTTTGATGATAATCAAGTGCCACCATATGGCGAACCAAAGATATCTACTACAGTATCGTCAGGTGGTAGTAGTATAGTTTTAGGTAATATGTTTTCATCTCCTAGTGTAGGTGATACATTTACAATAGCAGGTAACGCACAAGTATATGCAGTGGCATCTGTAAGCACAACAGACTTAACAGCAAACAAAAGAGTTACAGTAGGTTTTACACCTAACCTTGTAGCAGATGCAACAGATCAAGTAGCCGTTACTTTTGTAACAGGGTCAGGAGATATAGAAGGTGTAGCATCTTTTGAAGATACAGTTATTGTAGCAAGAGGTGGTAACTTATTTAGATCGGCAGGTTCTGCATCTAATTGGACTAGAATAAATATACCTGTATATGGAACAGTATTAGTTAATGGTGGGTCACAGTCAGGTACTACATTAGCTATAGATGCACTAACTGCTGCACCTCAAGCAGGTGATACATTTACTATAGCTAACGTAGCTAAAGTGTATACAGTAACAGCAGATGCAACTGTATCGTCAGGTGGGTCAACTATAAATATTAATCCTGCTCTTGCAAGTGCTCCTGCTGATAATGCTGTTGTAACATTTTTATCTTCTGATAGATCATTAATGTCAAAGCATAGGTTTAGTACATTTAACTTTAATGGAACAGAAACTTTAGTAGGTGTAGATGAAATTAATAAACCTTTTACATTTGATGGTTCTGTTTTTAATTCGCTAGATAATGCACCTTCAGATGTAATTGGAGCAACGCATGTAACAAACTTTAAAAATCATATAATGTTTGCAAAAGGTTCTAATATAGTGTATACTGCATTATTTAGTTCAGATGACTTTACTGCTGCATCAGGTGCAGGATCAATTAATGTAGGTGATATAATTACAGGCATAGTTGTATTTAGAGAACAACTAATTATATTTAGTGAGAGAAGAATACAAAGACTTGTAGGTTCATCCGAAGCAGACTTTCAATTACAACCTATTACAATGGACATTGGGTGTGTTGCACCTGATACAATACAGGAAATAGGTGGTGACATTTTATTCTTAGGACCTGATGGTATAAGATCATTAAGTGCTACGGATAAGATTGGTGACTTTGGTTTAGCTGTTACATCTAAACAAATACAGGATGAAGTAACAAACTTTGTAAATAGAAACACATCATTTTCAAGTTTAGTTATTAGAGAAAAAAGTCAATATAGAATATTTGGTTTTAATCGTAGTATTACTGCAACATCTGCACAAGGTTTACTAGCTACACAATTACAAGAAAGTTTAGCATGGGGTGAGCTTAGAGGTATAAGAGCATTTGTAGCAGACAGTAATTACAACGGCACATCTGAATTAATTGTGTTTGCACATACGGATGGTTACGTGTATAAGATGGAAGATGGTAATAGTTTTGATGGAAGTAATATAATATCTACATTTGCTACACCTTTTTTTCCAATTAATGATCCAAGAATACGTAAATCTTTTTATAAGATGTTTTTGTTTACAGACCCACAGGGTAGTTTTAATTCTAACTTTTCTTTAAAGTATGACTTTGCTGACCCTGCTGTTATACAACCTGCGACTAAGGTAATATCTAATACATCTATAGCAAGTGTACAAGCTATCTATGGTAATGTACAGTTTGCACATGGTGGTTTAGTAAACAACGGAAGTGATTATGGTTCAGGTGTTACTACTATTGCAGTAGATAGTTTATCTACATCTAACTTAATTGCAGGAGATACATTTATAATTGCAGGTCAAGGAACAGGGTCAGGTGCTAGTTTTGTACACACAGTATTTACATTATCATCTACACCCTCTATAACAAACAATGCAGGTAATTTAACTTTTAGTCCTGCAACACCTTCTGGTTTAGATGACAACACAAAAGTATCATTTAAAACAGTAAACTCTGTAGGTTCTTCAACGTATGGTGGCGAAAGTTTAAAAAGCATATTTGAAGAACAAACTACAGGATCAGGATTTACAGCATCCTTACAATTTGGATCAGAGTCAACAGATGCTCCATACTCATTAGATGCTGTAACATTAGAATACGCAGAACATACACATTCATAGGATTTATTATGGCAGGTTACACAAGAACAGATACAACAAATAATATTGCAGATGGTAATATTATTAATGCATCAGACTTTGATGGAGAGTTTGATGCAATAGCTACAGCATTTGGAACATCAGGACATACTCATGATGGCACATCAGAGAATGGTGGTGCTGTAACTAAGATAGGTCCGGGACAAGACCTTGTAGTTTCAAGTTCTCTTGTTACACCAAAGACAACTAATACATTAGATATAGGTACAGATGCCCTAGAGTTTAAAGATATATTCATAGATGGCACAGCCTATATTGATGGGTTAGGTAGAGACATGCTTGTAGCTACTGATAAAAAGATACAGTTTAGAGATGATGCAATATTTATAAACTCATCAACAGATGGTCAGTTAGATATAGATGCTGATGGTGAACTAGAAATTACAGCACCTATTGTAGATATTAACGCAAGTACAAGAGTAGATGTGTCAACAGATTTATTAGTAGGAGATGACCTTGTATTAGGTTCTGACTCAGCAGTACTAGGTTTTGGTGCTGATACAGATACAACTTTAACACATACAGATGGAACAGGATTAACACTTAACAGTACAAACAAATTAACCTTTGGAGATGTAGCTACCTTTATACATCAAAGTTCTGATGGTGTAATGACAATTGATGGTGAGGTTACTATTGATCTTAATGCATCTACAGCAGTAACAGTTAGTAATGATCTTCAGTTAAATAGTGATGGTGCTGTGTTAGGTTTTGGTACAGACAACGATGTAACAGTAACACACGTAGCAGATACAGGGTTACGTTTTGAAGATAGTGATAAGTTACTGTTTGGTGCAGGTGCTGACTTAGAAATATATCACGATGGTAGTAACTCTTATATTGATGATTCAGGAGATGGTGGGTTAATAATTAGAGGTAGTGTTATTACGCTAAAGAAACAAGCAGGTGATGAGAAACTAGCAGAGTTTACAGCAGATGGTGCTTCTATTATTTACCATGATAATACAGCAAGAATAACTACGACTGCTGCAGGTATTGAAACGTCAGGCAATCTTACTGTAGGTGCAGACTTAATAGTAAATGGTACAACAACAACTGTTAACAGTACAGTAACAACTATCGCTGATCCTATTATTACATTGGGTGCAAATGCTTCTGATGACAATAAAGATAGAGGTATAGAATTTAAATATCATACAGGCTCTGCTGCTAAAGTAGGTTTTTTTGGGTTTGATGATAGTGCAGGTAAGTTTACTTTCATAGCTGATGCAACTAATTCTTCAGAAGTATTTTCAGGTACGGCAGGTACAATTGTAGCTAGTGTTGAAGGCAATGTAACAGGCGATTTAGTAGGTAGTGTATCAGGTGCTACAACAGTTACAGGTACAACATTAATAGGTAAGTTAAAAAAGACAGCAAGTGACACAGAATTTACTTTACCTGCTAGTGATGGAAGTGCTAATCATTTTCTAAAAACAGATGGTTCTGGAAACTTAGGTTTTTCGGCTGTTACAGTAAATAACTCAGGGTTTGATGCATCAGGAGGTGAACAATTAAGTGTAGCTAAAGGTGGTACAGGTGCTACAACGTTTACAAACAATAGAGTGCTAACAGGAAATGGTACAAGTGCTATTGTAGATGAAGCTAATCTAACTTTTGATGGTAATACTCTTACAGTTGCAGGTGCAATAACAGCTTCAGGAAATATTACAGGTTTAACATCAGATAAAAGATTAAAAGATTTTAAAGAAACAATACCTTTAGCATTAGAGAAAGTTTCTAAATTAAATGGTTATAATTTTAATTGGAACGACACAGCTAAAAAATTAGATGCTAATATATTTGATGATGAAGATCAGGTTGGTGTGTCTGCACAAGAAGTTTTAGAAGTATGTCCTGAAGCAGTTAAACCTGCTCCTATTGACAATAATTATTATACTGTGCAGTATGAAAAACTTGTACCCTTATTAATAGAAGCAATCAAAGATATCAAAAATGAATTAGACGAACATAAAAATGGGTGTAAATGTAAATGACAACACAACTACCATCCTCAGGGTCTATATCCTTTGAACAAATTAGAAATTTTTATAAGGCAGCAAGTGGTTCAGTTAATCTTGATGAGTTACACAAAGGCGAATCCTATGTTCCTAATCCTGCTAGTTACAATGGTTCTTCATATCAAACAACTTTAGCAAGTAACGCTAACTCCAATGTTGGCACAAGTGGTTCAGCATTAGCCTTTGATGATTTTTATGGTGGAATGAAACTTGTTGCACCAACTTGTTCAGCAATAAATCCCGGATCAGGAACAAACTATGTAACCTTGAACGGAGATTGGACAAGAACTGGTAGTTCACAAAGACCTTGGGTAGGTCAAAAAAATAGTAGTAGTAATTTATATCATTCAGGATGGGGAATTAACTATTCAGCAATCTCTTCTGCTAATACTCAATATGAATCTCAACTATTTTTTCTAGTAAATCAGGCTTATGAAGTAGGTTCTTCTGGTACATTTAGCAAAATTCAAATGAATAAAACAGGTCAATACAGAGTTAATGCGGCTGTAAGTGGAGGTAATAGTCCTGCTGGATCACTTACAATCGGTGGAGCAGGTGTGATTAGTGGTGGTTTATCTAGTCAAACTATTGCTCATGGAGCAGGTTATTATGAATTTGATATTGTTTTTGAAGCTAATAAAAATATTGAGATAACTACATCTGGGTACGGCACTAACGCATTTGCTCTTTATATTACAACGAATTGTAATGCACCTGCTGATTACACTTCTAGTTACAATGGTGCTAATAATTATATGTTAACAACATATAAAAATTAATGGAAATTAAACTATGGAAATAAACCCTATACTATTTTGGAACGGAATACTTACAGTCGTAATAGCTCCTGTTATATGGGTCTTTCGTGGTATGTTTGTAGAGATAAAAAGACTTGACATACTGTTAAATAAAACAAGAGAAGAGTATGCAAAACGTGATGACGTTAAAGAAGACATGCATGTAGTAATGGATGCACTTCAAAGATTAGAAGATAAATTAGATAAGATATTAATAGGTAAATAATTATGGCAACTTTTAAAGCATTTAAACCTGAAGCTATGCAACGTATAGCACGTTCAATGGGTCATACAGGTGACATGAATCAGTTTGAAAACTTCTTGATGGCTAACCCTGAGAAGAGTAATATGATGCGAAACTATAATGCAAAGGCTATGCAGATGGCTGAAGGTGGTGTAGTTAGAAAGATGCAAGAAGGGGGTGATGCAGGAGATAATCAACCTATTGACCCATTTAAAAAACTAGATGAAGATAAAAAGACACAAAATATTACAGATTTTACTGTAGGTCAAATAGGAGACCCTAGCATACCTAAAGGAGGTAAGTTAGAACCTAATAAAATAGATGAACAAGACGATCAATTTATTGACCCATTTGAAAAGTTAGATGAAAATAAACCAAAAGTAAAAGTAGAAACAGGAGACACTACAACAACAGACCCTGCAAAAAATGTAGAAGCAGAAACATATGATCCAACAAAAGTAGGTGATGCACCTAAAGCTGAAGCTAAAACAACTGAAGTAACAGATGATATGTTAGTTAAAGCTGCTCAAGGAGATATGTCAGCAGAAGAACTAGCAACATATAATGCGGCACTAAAAGCAGGACAAGCAGAAGTAGCAAAGAAAGCTACAGTACAAGGTCAGCTAGAAATGTTAAGTGCTCAAGCTGAAGAAGGACAGATACCTTCTTATGCTACAGCAGCCGTTAGGGCGGCAATGTCAGCTATGGCATCTCGTGGTTTAGGTGCAAGTACTATGGCAAGTGGTGCAGTTTTTAATGCAATACTAGAGTCACAATTACCTATAGCAAAAGCAGATGCTAATGTATTTGCAGAGTATGGTTTAACAAATGCATCAAATGCACAACAAGTTACACTTGCAAAAGCTGCCGCATTGTCTTCCCTTAATATAGCTAACTTAAACAACAGACAACAAGCAGCAGTAGAAAACTCTAAAAGATTTTTAGAAGTTGATCTTGCTAACTTTGAAGCCGCACAACAAACAGAAATACTTAACACAAAAGCCCAACAAGATTTTATGTTATCAGATCAAGCCGCTGACAATGCATCCAAACAATTTAATGCAGAATCAAAAATGCAAACAGATCAATTTATGGCTAACCTTGCTAACAATATAGCACAGTTTAATGCAACACAAGTAAATGCTATGGAGAAGTTTAACACAGGTGAAACAAATTCAATGGCTAAGTTTAACCAACAGTTAGAAGATCAACGTGAACAGTTTAATGCACAGAACCAATTAGTAATAGAACAGTTTAATAAGAAATGGAAGCAACAGATAGCAACCACAGATAGTGCAGCACAAAATTATTCAAATGAATTTAATGCGAAAGCATTATTAGATATATCTAATACAGCATACAATAACATGTGGTCACACATGAGTGACTTAATGGAATGGGCATGGACAAGTGGCGAGAGTGGTAAAGATAGATTACATGAACTTACTCTTGCAGAGATTGATGCTAAATTACAAATGGATTTAAAACATTTAGATTTATCTGCTGAAGCAAGTGGTGCAATAGGTGGTTTTGTTATGGACTTGTTTACAAGTAAAATAGGTGGATCAATAGCAGGTAAAATGTTTGGTATACCTGTAGTTGCTGAATAAAAGGAGTATAGAAATGAGTACAGTAGGAAAAACAAAAGCAGCAGAGATGGCATATGCAAGAATACAGCTATTAAAAGCACAGATGAAACAAACAGATTTTAATCCTGCTGATGACTATAAAGGAACATTAATGCAAAGACCCCAACAAAGAATTATAAATAGAAATGAAACACTAGCAGCAAATAGAAAGCAACAGGAAATAATGAGAGTAGCTAAAATGGCAAAGAGAATAGAAGAAGGGTTTAAAACAAATGCAAAAACAAAGGTTTAGAGCACCTGTTCCGGGACAGGGAATGACAGCAGGTCTAAATAGTAGACCTTGGTTAAACCCACCTCGTTTCAGTACAGTAGAAGAAAGTTTAGAGTTTTATCTTGAGATGTTATCTACTCAAGAAAAGTCAACTAATTTATTTAGTGTAGTAAAAACAGGATTGCCATTAACAATTATATCAGAGTCTATGACAACAGGTGGTGTTATGGAAGGGATACATAGTGTAGACGTTGGGCTACTACTTAATCCTTTACTTGTAGAGTTTATGAAAGGAATGTGTGACGTTGCAAATATAAAGTATACAATAGATACAAGCGTACCTGAAAAAGATAGAGTTAATATAAGAGCTATAAGAGAAGTTATGGAAGAAGAGTTAAAAGAAAACGAACCTGAAATTAAACAAGCAGGTGAGCAAGTAAAAAAACAAACAGGTCTAATGGCTAAAAAGGAGATACAATAATGGGTTTTAAATTTATGCCAGCACAGGCACTTGGTGGAGCCGCGGCAAAAGGTTCAGAAAAATTAGCTGATAAAGAAAGACGAGCAGAGACTATTATTGATAGAGCCACTGAAAGGTTTATGAACAAACATGATGATTGGGATAGACAGTTTCAGCTAGATAAAAGAAAATACCAAGATGCCTATAATAAACTAAAAGGATTAGACCTTGATCTTGATAAGGGTCAGATAGAAATGATTTTATTAGGTGGTCCAGATGGAGCTACAGAATTTCTTGAAGCATATAAAGAAGATAAAACTAAGGCACAATATGATTACTTAAAAAATACCAAGCAACCTGCTGTTAGTGAAGCAGGTGTGTCTATTGATAGTGTACTAGGCTATAAACCACCTGAGTTTAGTTATGATCAAATGAATAAACAAAAGTTTTTAAAGAACACATTTCAAAGAAGCGATGATTATCTTGCAGCAAAAGAAAAAGATGACTTTGATGCTCAGGCATTTGTAGGTCTTGGCATTAAGAAAGCATCTAGTGCTTATGCACAGGGGTTAAATCCATACCCTGATGTAGATAAACAACTACAAGCATACTCACAGACTGAAGCAGGTAAATACCAAACAGTTGGTGGTTTTGATATACCAGCTTCCTTTATACAAAGTGGTGTAAGAAGTCAGTTGATAGGTTTAAATATAATTAAACCTGAGCAAGTAGAAGGTCAACTAGGTGAAGGTACAGGTTGGAAAGCTCCAAGCTATGATGCTATTCCTACTGATGTATTGATTGCTATGGAAGAGAGTATTGCACAGCAAGAAACACAAGCACTAAATCAAAAAGTACAGCGACTGAATATAAAACATAAATCAATTATGCATCCTCTAGAATTAAAAAAAATTACAGGCGATCTTGACCAACAAACTATTGATAAAGCAGCGTCTGAGATTGATCTTAAACTTAAACAAAAAGATTTAAAAAATGCAGATGAAATAGCTGATTTAGTTTTAAGAGAACAAAAAGCTAACACATCATTTGCAGAGAATAGGTTAGAGGATGTAGATATAGACCAAGAAATAAATAATGCAGGTGCATCTTATGCATTTATTAAAAATAAATTAATTGGAGAAACTGATCCAACAATAATAAGTAGATTAACTACACAACTAGAAGAAGCAGATGGCTTGTACCAAAGTTTTACTGCCCTTAGAGTGGCTAAAAATCTTGCAACACAAGACCCAGTAACAGGTTTAAGAAACATACTTTTACTACAAAATGAAATAGAAACACGTTTAAAAGTTCGCTATGGTTTTGGGCAAGAGGATATAGTAACAGGAGGAGCAGAGCTACAAAAAGGCATTACAATGGGTGGCACTACAACTAGTACAAAATTTTTTACTAGAAATGAAAGTGGAGTAGAGAAAAAAATATATGAAGGCACTCCTGAGTTTACAAAAATTCAACAGAAAATACAAAATGATGCAATGAGTTTTCTAATAAAGTCTTATGGAAACATAGCTAGTGATGGCACATACACACCAAAAATACCTAATCAAGCATACGATGATTATTTTAATATTACTAGAAATTATATTCCTAATATAAATGAATTAGATGCTATGGAAATTTCATCCATGAGTGAAACAGAAACATCAGAAATTAATCAAGAACATTTTAATCTTATTATAAAAGCAATTGAAGGTGGAGACAGTAAAGATATTATAGTTGATTCAATAACAACAGACTTTGGAGTATCCTCTCGTGCAGAAGCAAATAAGTATTATAGTTTAGCACTTGACTCATTTAGAAAAACAAAACAAGCAGAAGATATTACTACACCAAAAGTAGAAACTGTTCCTGATGAAATTTTTATATATCCTAAGGGTGGAAAAAATGTTTATGAACTAGATAAGCCACAAAATTTAAGTGCAACTTCATCTGTTCTTACAAAGATTACACCACAAACTTTGGATTCAGAAACTATTAACAGTTTTCTAGCTGCCAATGCATACTCTATTGATAGAAGATTTTTTAGTATGATTGATAAAGGTCTTGATCCAAACAAATATTCACTAGAAGACTTTACATTATTTAATACTGATATTAATTCATTTAAACAAAAATACCCTGATGAAATTTTTGCTGAAGTAGGAAGAGCACAAGACTATGGTCAGTTACAAAGACCATCATTTATTAATGTGCCTGAAGAAGAAAAACAAAAAATGCGATTTAAATTATTAAAACAGTTCCTATCATTAAATAGAACCGACAGACAATTAAGAATGACTAATAATTTATTAACAGCAAAAGACACAGGGTTTGAAAACTAATGAGTATATTTGATAAGTATAGAAACAATGCTCAACAAACAGTAAGCACAGGTTCTGTATTTGATAAGTATAGAACAGGTTCTAAAACATCTACTCTTCCTGTTGTTAAATCTATTTATGAAGACACAACTCCTAATGCATTTTCAATAGAAGACTTTGCTAACGACACAGATAAAATGGAAACATTAAGAGAGTATCTGCCTAAAAGATTAGGTGAAAATGGTTTGCAACAATCAAATGAAAGTGATGAAGATTATGTAAAAAGATTTATTACTCATGCTAGAAGATTTGAAACAAACAGCATATCTATAGCAGGGCAAATTGATTATTTAAGAAAAGCAAAAGAAGATGATAGAAGAAAGTTTGGTAAGTTGTATAACTATTATGAACAACTGCCAAGTGCAGGACAAGAAGGTGGTGACACTGTAGGAAGAGCAACCAAAGATTATTTAAAAGCAGCAATACTTGATCCTATAAACTTGCTAGGTGTTGGCATAGTAGGAAGAGCAGGTTTAAAATTTGGTACTGCACTTGTAGGTAAGAATGCTGTGCGTGAAGGAATAAAATTAATGCTTCCAAAAACACAGGCATCAAAACAGTTACTAACAGGTGGAGTTACAGGTGGAGCTTTTGGTGCTGGTTATAATGTTGCTAGTCAAGACATAAGAAGAAAAGCGTATATGGATGATAAAACACCTGAGTCAAATATAGAATTAATGGATGTTGCTTTTGATTCTATAATAGGTGCAGGTGTAGGTACAGCAGTAGCAGGTGCTTTACCTATTATAGGTGCAGGTATACAAAAA